CCTAAAAATTTTTCTTGACAAAATATGTCATTTCTATTATAATATAACAATCTGGAAAATCATACCTAAAGGAGAGGAACTTGGAAACATCAATAGCAGCTTTTGTAGTATTTACGCTATGTTTAATCGGGTGTGGAATACATTCATGGTACGTTGGACGCAGAGTCGGAATCCAACATGCCGTAGACTACCTTGTTGACAACGGTCAATTGGACGTTGACGAAGACGAGGTACCCCTCTGACTCAAAACACTACTCTTATTGGGCAAATGAAAGTAGTAAAATAATAATGGCATTAGCCACGGTAAAAGGAGAGCAAAGTATGAAACGAGTTCTATCCTTAATAGGAATAGGAACCCTAGCCCTACTAGTCGCACTACCTGCAAACGCAAAAATAATTGACAAAAATAAAGCGTTTACAGCTTGCAAAAATGAAGTTAAATCAGAATATTTGGGAGCAAATCGATATCGCTTAGCAAGGATTCGTAGTTCTCAAGGCGTATACAAGGTTCAGTTTGTTGTTTCCTCATCTGCAGGAAAGCAAAAGGTCTTGTGTGAGCTTGATAAATATTCAGGAGCAAGAGTACTTACAGCTCTGTAAGTAAAGGACATAGTATGTTTGGAATGATCAAAATGCTTCCAATCATCCTAGTTGTGGGTGGTGCTGGTTTCGCTTATCATAAAGTAGTAATAAATGAGAAAGACAACCGCATCACCCAACAACAGATGGAGATTGCAAGTAAAACACAGGAAAACGTAGCTCTTCAAACGGCAGCTCAAACTAACGAAAGCACAATTCGTAAGTTAGAGGAACAGATGAAAAAACAAGCCCAAGCATTTGCTGCTTTAACCGCTAAGAATAACTCATTGGAGTCTGATAAAAATAGATACATGAGCATGGTTAAACGGCACAATTTAACACAATCTGCACGTTCTAATCCTGATGAGATAGAACCAAAGATTAACAGAGGAACCGACAGAGTATTCCGTCAAGTGGAAGCAGACAGTAGGGAATTAGATGAAGCCGACGATACCGCTAGTGAGCGCGCTTACGATAGCACTGAGTAGTGGTTGTAGTGTACTTCCGAAAGTAGATTTTACACCGCCACCTCCAGTAAAAGTAGTAACAGAAGAAGTAAAGATGGAGATTTATCAGCCACCTTTGCCTCAAGAAATTAAAATGGAAGATGTAAACTGGTTTGTAATAACTAAAAATAATTATGAAGAATCAGTACAAAAAGTAGAACAGTTATTAGGGGGAGAGTTTGTAGTCTTTGCTCTCACACCTACAGGCTATGAAGCCATGGCTTACAATCTACAAGAAATTCGTAGATTTATACGGCAGCAGAAAGAAATTATTCTCTACTACAGAGAGGCAACAGAAGTCGCTGATGAAGCCGAAGAATGGCTTGAAAAGAACCAAGAGTTGCAAAATGACTGATGAAGAATTCGAACATCAAGTAAAAGATAATTGGTTCGTACACTGGTGGAAAACTATAACCAGAGAGGAATACCAGTTGACAGTCTACTTTGCTTCAGAAAAAGAGATAGATGAAAAAGGGCGTGAAACTTTTAGACGGACCCCAAAGAAGTACAGAGCCAAAAAGTTTTACAGTTTAAAACCTAACTATATAAAATTTAAGGATGAAGATGACCAGCTCATTGAAATCAGAACTCATGAGCCAATGAACTGGGATCTAGTAAAGGTATACTAATGAAGAGTTGGCAAAGAAGACAGATAGACATACACACAGATCAACTAAAGTTTCAAGAAAAAAGAATTGAAGCTCTAGAGAAAGACTCTCATCCTCCTTGCCCTTTAGAATGCTTTGATGGATATGACGAATTAGTCAAGAAAATTCAAAAATTAGAAAAGGAAGTCGAAAGCTTAACTAAGTTATCGACCTTGAGGAATGGAAAATGAAGAATTACGAAATCGAGATGCATGCAGACAGACTAAAGTTTCAAGAGAAGAGGATTGATGCTCTTGAGGAAAAACTTCAGTCACAGGCAGATGAAGTAGAAAAACAAAGAAAGCAGATCGAAGGTTGGATCAAGAGATCAAGACTAGATCCAAGTGGAAAAATGACATGAACAGAGAAGCAGTTTACGAACAGCTCAAGATTGATGAAGGAGTAGTGTATGAAATCTACAATGACCACCTCGGCTATCCAACCTTTGGCGTCGGTCACCTTATCCTCGAAAGTGACGAGGAATTCGGAAGGCCGACTGGAACACCAGTTACTGAAGAACGAGTCAGGGCGTGTTTCGCTAGAGACCTTGAAATTGCCGAAGGAGAATGTTGTACTCTATACGGAGAAGGGAGTTTTAGAGCCTTCCCCGACGAAGTCCAGCAGATCCTGGTCAATATGATGTTTAACATGGGCAGACCCAGACTGTCCAAATTCAAAAATATGAATAAAGCCATAGAGCAAAATGACTGGAAAAGGGCTGCCGTTGAAGGAAGAGATTCCTTATGGTACAGACAAGTACGAAAACGAGCAGAAAGATTAATGACTAGATTGGAAAATGTTTAATGAATGTAGCTTTAGTAGCTCTAAGCAAGCCGTCTGCACAGACAGGATGCAACACGGCTGATGAATTTATAGCTTACTGTGCAAGAGTAAGTAATCCTGACAATCAGAACAACAATAAGACAGCTCCAGGGTTGTTGAAGTACCTAATCAAACACGGTCATTGGAGCCCGTTTGAAATGGTATCTCTTACTATGGAAATTCAAACTACGAGAGATATCTCCCACCAAATAGTACGGCATCGAAGCTTCTCTTTTCAAGAGTTTAGCCAGAGATACGCTGTAACTAATGTTTTTGAAATTCGTGAAGCCAGGTTGCAAGACGAGAAAAATAGACAAAATAGTATTACACTTGACTACCATAACACTTGCCATAGAAGAGTAAACGAAAGATTTTCAATGGCACAAACAGAAGTTTTAAGAACTGCACGAGAAGCTTATGAAAGTGCTTTGGAAGATGGCGTTGCAAAAGAGCAAGCACGCGCTCTTCTTCCAGAAGGTATGAGCGGTACTACTTTATATATGGCTGGTACACTTCGTAGCTGGATTCACTATTGTGAACTTCGTAGAGCAAATGGAACTCAACAAGAGCATGCCGAGATAGCAGAAAGATGCTGGAGTATAATCGGTGATCACTTCCCAAGTGTAAGGAAAGCAGTAGATGATCTTAACTCTGTTACTAATTAGTTTCCCAGTAGTATTGCTATTGGGTGCGGCTTACGGCGATAAAAAAGCCACGGGGTATTGGCCCTGGCAAAAAGAATTTGATGTAGAATCAATGAAGGCGAAAAGCCGAAAAAAATCTTGACATCAATTACATTTTCTAGTATAATACTTGCATGAATATTTTTATACTTGACGAAAATCACGATAAGTGTGCAGAGTATCACGTTGACAAACACATAGTCAAAATGCCTTTAGAGGCAGCTCAAATGCTGTGCACTAATATGTGGGTTGATAAATACTTAGGGTATGTACCCGAGAAGCTAAGTAAAGAACAGTTAGCTTTATTGAGAGAGAAAAAACAAAATGAGCCAAGGGACTTCCCTTACTTGCCTACAATGCATAACCATCCTTGCACTATCTGGAGTCGTACTAGCATGGATAATTTCGAGTGGCTACACTGTTATGCAGCTGCGCTCAATGACGAGTATGGATACCGATACGGTAAAAGCCATAAATCAGTGCATGACGTCATACTCAAATTACCCGAGCCCGTATCTATACCAAGAATTGGACTCACACCTTTCGCTCAGGCTATGCCTGAAGAGCTCAAAGGATCAAATGCAGTAGTAGCATACCGAAAGTTTTATCACAAAGATAAAGCTACATTTGCTTCGTGGAAGTACCGAGACAAGCCACCTTGGTGGAGTGAAGATGAAGCAGATTACCAACAACGAATATCTCGGTAAGAGTAGGAGATAGAATTGTTAGTTAAACTATTGAAAGGTTTAAAGAATGCAGTTAGTCCAAATTATTGGGCAGAAAAAATAGGGGAAAAGACTGGAGCTTACGATAAAGCTAGGAACAGTAAATTAGCTACTTGGGCATCTAATTTAGATGGCTGGATGTGGTGGCTGTGGCAGCTAGGAGTAGGCTTAATCTTTTTTGTTTTTATTGAGATCATACTAAATATGTTCGGTATGACCTTATTACCTTGGGGATAGATATGAGTGAAGGCAGAAAGTTTGATAGTGAGAAACCAAAGCTATACTTACTTCCTCCCAAGTCCATCATAGAAATTGGTAAAGTATTAACCTATGGGGCAGAGAAGTATGATGCTGAAAACTGGCGTAAAGTAGATGATCTACAAAATAGATATACCAGTGCTGCATTAAGACATATCTTTGCCCACATAGACGGAGAGAAGTTAGACGAAGAGACGGGGTTATCACACCTCGCTCATGCAATGTGCTGTTTATTATTTAAGTTGGAGGACGAATTACTTGGCGAGAGTGAAGAAGAAAGAACACGAGAAACTAACGCAGGAGAACATAGCCCACGTTATAGAGTTGTTGTCGAGGGAGAGTCCGATAACAAAAAAGGAGGCTTGCGAGATTTTGAATATCTCGTATAATACTACGAGACTAAACAGAATAATAGAAGATTTCCAAGACAAACTAAACTTTAGAGCGAAAAGAAAAGCTCAGTTAAAAGGTAAACCTGCAAGCAAAGAAGAGATAAAAGACGCAATAATGTCTTACCTTCGTGGTGAGTCTGTGTCTGAAATCTCTCAGGCTATGTACCGCTCTACGGGGTTTGTGAAATCTATACTGCAAAGAGTGGGAGTACCAACACGACCCGCATTAGTAGAAGAGCGAAAGGGTTATGCATACTTGCCTGAACAGTGTGTGGCCGAAGATTTCAGTGTAGGAGAAAGAGTTTGGTCTGCTTTCTATCATGCGCCTGCACTTATAGAAAAAGAATATGAAGACCCTATGTATCAGAATAAGTACGCAGGCAAATGTTACTCAATATATGTACTAGAAGAAACCGAAAGCCTAGGAGTTGGAGGGTTTTATGCTGCTTCAATAGCATATGATCTTGGAAAATTAACTCACTTGGAGCAGTATGGTATTGATATCGAAAAAATATGATTGACTTGTTTCATAAACACGTGCTGGATCAAATTGGATCCTCTGAAATCTTTCATACTAAATTTTTTTCCGAAAGTTTTACACACAGTTTATACGAGTTATTTAAAGATCATGATGAGTGGACTACAAAAAGATTCGCATATTCTACTCATGATGTTCACCTAGAGGAATCTTTTCCTGATCTTTTTGATTTAATAAAAGAAAGGTTTGATAACTCTATTCTAAAAGTAATGGCTGATGTGTGGGCATTAGACCAAGCAGTAGAGACAAAAGATATTTTTATAGTTAAGTACTCGAAGGATACACAGACGAAACTAAAAACTCATGTAGATGATAGTTACATTAGTGGTAGTATAAAATTAAATAATAATTATAAAGGGGGAATATTGACCTTTCCTAGACAGTCTGTAACAAATCAAGAAACAGAAGTAGGTGACTTATTACTTTGGCCTAGCCAGATTACTCACCCCCATAATAGTACATTATTAGAGGAAGGAGAAAAATATTCGATCACTATTTGGACAGCATGCAAAAATAATTCTTGACAGAAATGTTAAATCGAGATATAATATGTAATATTAAAAATGAGGAAACCAATGGGCGACCGATTTTATTTTCAACAACAACAAAGAGGAAAACGCAGAATGGCGTGGGATGACGACAAGAAGGCGCAAGCCGTAGAGATGTATGAAGCACAGGATCCAACTCCTGAGACTTCAATGGAAATTGTAAAAGAAATTGCAGAAGAATTAAGTGAAAGCCCTAATGGTGTTCGTATGATTCTTACAAAAGCTGGAGTCTATGTAAAAAAGACTCAAGCGACTGGGAATGGGGGAGCTTCTTCAGGTGGCTCACGAGTTTCTAAACAGGCTGCTCAAGATGCCTTGACAGCCGCCATCATCGACAAAGGCTTAGCCGTAGACGAAGATATTATATCTAAACTTACTGGTAAAGCCGCACAATACTTTGCAGGCTTATTGGCCGACTAGTACTTCCCTCGGGTGAAACCCCCGAGGAATTTTTTGTTCCGAAAGTTATAGGACAGTAAAAGATTTTACCTACCTAACTAAGGAGCATCGTGAAGAAGGAAGAACTAGCCAAACTTGTGAATGAGTATGGCGATGCTATCATTACATATCGTAGTGAGAACTCTAAAAAACTAAAGTATAATGTCTGCACATTGGACTTTAGTACGCAATACATTCAAGACAAGAAAAACCGAGCGAAGGAATCTCAAGAAACCCTGCTATTATTTTGCTGGGATACGGATTCGTATCGCTTATTGAAACCTAAGAATGTAACGAGTGTAGTACCTCTTTCCTCGGTGCTGAAGAACGACTCATGATACAACTACATGAGCCAGCACCTACATATGAACATATTGTTCACTATGATGAAGAAAAGCAAGTACAGATACGAGTAACTGTGAACACTTTTAGAGAAACAGAGTATCTTCACGTAAGAAAGTATTATATGGACTTTGATGAAGAGTGGAAGCCTACTCCAGAAGGAATAGCTATGCCACTTGATTTCAATAATTCAAGAGCCATGTTTAAAGCACTTGCAGAAATATTATCCTTAGCAGAGTCTCAAAAAATAATTGAGGAACAGTTCAAGGACTTAATACAAGAATTATATAGGCACGAAAACCCAAAATAATTCTTGACACTTTATCTTTTTTCTAGTATAATATATTTATATGAGTGAGAATACCAACAAAAAATCCGCAGCAAGAATGTACTACGAAGGTGGTGACAGTTCCTTAACTGACGCTGAGTGGGACGCCTTGTATGAGGACGAAACTGTAGGGTATACTCCAGATGATGGAGTACGTCATTCATTTCCAATGCTGTCACTTAAAAAGACGTTTGATGAGGATGAGCTAGGTTCTTGGATTGCTTCACATGAAGGCCAAGAGGTTATGTGTACTCCAAAATTAGACGGCTCGGCAGTATCATTATTATACGATAGGGGAAAATTTGTAAGAGCAACTACCCGTGGAAACGGAAAAATTGGAGTAGATATCTCAAATAAAATGAGGTTTCTAGTGCCAGAAAAAATTAATTTTGCTAAGAAAGTACAAATTGATGGGGAAGTAGTTGCTCCTATAACTATACCAAATGCTCGTAACTATGCGGCGGGGTCTCTTAATCTAAAATTAGTGAGAGACTTTATACCTCGGTGCAATGAATTACGATTTGTTGCATACGATCTACGACCTCATGGATTTATTGAGTCTTGGTCTGTACTTCTCAGTTGGTTAGAGGGGCTTGGCTTTTCAACTGTTTACTCAGTTGATGCGTCACAGTACCCAACCGATGGAGAAGTACACAGAATAGATAATATTGACTATTGGACAAAACAAGGCTTTACTTCTCATCACCCTAGAGGATCGCTTGCCTTCAAAATTCAAAAAGAAGGCGTAGTAACTTATCTAAGTAATGTTGAGTGGCAAACAGGTAAGTCAGGCGTTGTTACACCAGTAGCAATACTTGGCCCTGTTATGATTGGGGATGCCCTTGTATCAAGAGCAACCTTACATAATATGGCTCACATTGAGGAGTTAGGTCTTGAAATTGGTTGCAACGTCGAGGTCATACGAAGTGGTGAAATTATCCCGCGTATTGTCCGACGAGTTGAGGAAAAATAATTCTTGACATGAAACCTAAATTTCCGTATAATATACTTTCAATTTCAGAGGAATCTTTATGCAAGCGATAGAAGCTCCAGAATTTTGCCCCTCTTGTGAATCTTCACTTGAGTGGAAGAATGATCTGCTATATTGCATGAACTCTTTGTGTCCTGCTCAAATTCATAAACGAATAGAACATTTTGCAAAGAGCCTAAAGATTAAGGGGCTTGGCCCGAAGAGCATTGAGAAGCTAGGTCTATCCTCTTTTCAGTCTATCTATGATATGACTTACCTAGAGATTAGAGATGCTCTTTCCTCTGAAAAACTAGCGATAAAACTTTTGCAGGAAATAACCCATTCTAAGAAAAGTAAGATGAATGAGCTATTACCAGCGTTTAGTATTCCTTTAATCGGAAAGACAGCAGCGCAAAAATTGTCCACTAAAATCAGTGATCTCTCTGAGCTTACTGCGGACAAATGTAAAGAAGCGGGTCTTGGCCCGAAAGCTACTGAACATTTAATAAACTGGTATTTCGATGAGTTTTTGAGTAGTTTGATTAAATTACCCTTTGATTTTTCTTTTGAAAAGGAGGACACAACGAGAGTTTTACAAGGCACAGTCTGTATTAGTGGTAGACTTAAAAGTTTTACTACTAAGGCGGATGCCACAGCAGCTTTGGT